CGGTTGACGTTGTGACCTTCGTTTTCGACGGCACGACTTGGAACATCGCGAGCTTCGTCAAGGGCGGCACCGCGTAACCCTCGCAAGACTTTAGCGTCGCAAGGAACGGCGCACACGCAAAGCCCCGGCCCGCACTCGCGGCAACCGGGGCTTTCGTTTTGCCATGCGGTACACTTAGAGCATGTCGAGCTTGACCAAAATCCGGCGCGTTACGACAGAGCAGCCGTTTACCATGAGCATCACGCTCTATGCGCAGGACAGCGAGACCGCGACAAGCCCGGACGGGGACGCGGCGCACTTTACGCTCACGCACGTCAACGGCACTACGCTCGTGGCGCGCACGGCTGCGACCCCCGGCAGCGCGGGCGTCTTTAGCGTTACCGTGCCGCCAATCGGCGCGATGTGCAACGCGGTCGCCACATGGGATTACACCGTGGGCGGCGTCGCGTGCAAGACCGTGCAGTATGTGCGCGTCATGCAATCGCACTACATCGAGCTAGCCGACATTCGCACGCTTGACGGGCTCGCGGACACGTCCGCGTATCCGACCGCGATGCTTGTCGAAAAGCGAGACAACGCGGAGACACTTTTTGAGGCTGCGACCGGAGTGTTTTGGACCCCGCATTACGTCATGGATATACTCGACGGCGATCCAAACTACCGCGTAAGCATGATGTCGGCCGTGCGCGACGTGATTGATTACATACCCTACAAGCGGCTCATGCTCCGCGAGCGTTACCCGCAGCAGCTTTTGACGCTGCTACTCGACGGCGTAATGACGGTCAACAACCTTCCGGCGACCGGCACCGTTACGGCGGCTGACTTGCACTCATTCACCGACAGCGCGCAAACCCGTTTGCTCAATCAAGACAACGGGCAAAACGTCAACATCGGTCCGAACCTTTTTTACGGCAACATCACCGGCAATACGGCCGGGCTCGGCACGAAATGGACAGTAAGCGGCGGATGGTTCGATAGTGAGGGCGACCCGATAGGCTCGTCAACGGATACCGTCGTGCCGACGCTCGGCGACACTTACACGATCCCGCCCGCGCTGTCGGCCGATTATCTGATTTACACGAGCGGCGAGCTTGAGGCTCAGATCGGCGTGTCAGCGTTTCCGCGCGGGATGCAAAACGTGCAAGTCGAGTACATCGCGGGGCAGCAATTCATGCCCGCTGACTTGTGGGAAGCGCTTGCGTTCTATATCCGGTATCTCGTGCTGCACAGTAACACGCGCACCCCGGACCGCGCGACAAGCATGACGACCGAGTTTGGTACGTTCCGCATCGGTCAGGCTAACGCGTGGGAGAATCCGACTGGCATTGACACCGTTGACAGCGTGCTACGGCGTTACGGCGAGCGCGTCGCGAGCTTTGCGTAATGAACGTGCAATGCCCCGATTGCAAGGGCAAGGGCACCGTGCATTTCATGCAATCCGTCAGCGCGCCGGAAGTCTTGTGCGCGCGCTGCGGCGGCGCTAAGGTCATCCCGTACCGTGACCCGGAAAGCCTCTACCGTGGCCGTTATGAGCTTGTCGCGTGCGACTGCTACGGCGGTGCCGTTGACGCGACGGGCGGCAAGGTTTGCCCGAAGTGCTTGGGCGAGGGCGCGACGCGCGTGCGCGTAGCCTAAATGCCGTCCCCCGTCGCCACAACGACCGCGATTGCATGGAAAGCCGCGTTACTCGCGAACATGCAAGCCGACACGAACCTTGCGGGCTGGCAAATCACGAGCGTTTACCCCGGCAGCACGTTACGCGCTCAAGCGATTTACTACGGCAAGACGCAAGCGGATCAAACGCTGCCGGTCATGACGAGTACCGCGCGCGTCAAGCGGCAAGAGGAATACACCGTTGAGCTTATTATCGACGTTGCAACCGGGCTCGCGGACACAACGCAAGCCGAGGCTGCGGCGCTCGGCGTGCTCGGCGAAATTGACAACTTGCTCGCGAGCAACATGACGCAAGGCGTAACCGGCCCGATGAATACTACCGGCGTGTGGAAAGCCTATATCCGGTCATGGGAAACCCGGCCGTTCATGGATGACCAACGGCAAGGGTGGGCGGTGCTTTGCATTGCGAAAATCGCTGTCAGCGCACGGCTACAGTAGAATGGAATCATGAGCGACGAGGAAGTTGCAGCGGCAGCCGCAGCGGTAGCGGCAGCGGAAGCGAATCTAGCGGCTGCGGAAGCGGCTGCGCAGCCCGCACCGGCAGCGGACCCCGCGCCCGTCGAGCCCGCGCCCGCGCCCGCCGTTGAGCCCGCGCCCGTCGCGGTGCCCGAGGGCACACCGTTTGCGAGCTATCTTGAGCCCCGGCGCATCGTTAGCGATGCGGTAGAGTAAAGACATGACGGATACGATTCACTCCGGTCTCGCGTCGCAGCTTATGATTTCGCAGGAAGTCACATACGGCACATGGGTCGCACCGGCTCGCTCGCTGGAAATGGTAAGCGAGAGCATGAAAACGACCATCGAGCGCATCGAGAGCAAGGGCTTGCGCGCGGGGCGTCGCATTGTGGGGAAATGGCTGCCCGGCAAGACATCGAGCGCGGGCGACATCGACCTTGAAGTCAACGGCATCGGCTTCGGCATGGTGCTCGCGCAAATCTTCGGCACCGACGCGATTACCGGCCCGACCGATACCGTTGCTTACACGCACACGCTGTCACCGACCGACTTGCCGCCCGGCTTTTCAATGCAGATTGGCAAGCCGTCGATTGACGGCACGGTAAACCCTTTCAACTACACGGGTTGCCGCGTCAATACTGCGGAGCTTTCGCTAAAGACCGGCGAGCTTTTGGGGCTCAAGCTCGGCGTCGTGGGGCAAGCGGAAACGTATGCCGCGACGCACGCGTTGCTCGCGTACACCGATCCGTCGATTTACCTCATGAGCTTTGTCGGCGCGAGCGTCACATGCGGCGGCGTTGCCGTTGCGCTCACGGATTTCAATTTCAAGGTTGACAATAAGCTCGACGCAACGCGTTTCCGCATCGCATCGCAAGCGACCATCAAGCAACCGCTGGAAAACTCGTGGCGCGAGTACACCGGCACGCTTGCCGCTGACTTTGAGAGCATGACGCAATACAACCACTTCGTAAACGGCGATGAGCTTTCCGTGGTCGCGAGCTTCGTGGGCGCATTGATCCCCGGCGCTGCCACAACGCATTACAGCTTGACGCTGACGGCTAACTGCCGTTACGACGGCGAGACCCCCGTGGTGAGCGGTCCGGGGCTCGTCCCGCTGACGCTGCCGGTCAAGGTTTCGGCGTCCGGTAGCACCGACGCGGCTGCTATCTCGCTCGTCTACGTCACGTCTGACGCTGCGGCTTAGTCGGCCCGCTGTCTGTTAGGCTCGCGGGAGTGGATACCCTGCTACCGCATCAACGCGCCCGCGCTGAAATGGTGACCTATTTTGTCGGCGCTGACACATTTACGGGCTTAGTCAAGATCGGTCGCACGCATGACCTAGCGCAGCGGATGCGCACGCTCCAAATAGGCTCGCCGATCATGCTCGCGCTTTGGGCGGTTATACCCGGCGATTGCGAGATTGCGCTTCACATGGAGCACCGCATCGGGCAACCGGGCGGGGCTTGGCATCACGGCGAATGGTTCGCGCTTTCCTATGAGCAAGTCGCCGCTTTAGCGCTCCGCGAGGGCGGCGTTACCCAAACTCGCGATGCGCGCGATCATGTACTTGTCGGCGATGGCCGTCCGTAGCGGTAAACCTTTGATCTCAACGGCTTGCCCGCATGACCCGGTAACCGTCCGCAGTAAACTAAACCCATGACACAGACCGTTATAGAGGCTCAGGGGCTCGGCAAGTTTTTGCGCTACCTTCGGTCCGTGGGCGGCAAGACGCTACCGGCTCAGCTTACGGTCGCGAGCAAGGTTGCGGCCGATGACGTTGCGGCCGTGGTCGCGAGCGCGATACCGCACGGCAAGACGAGCGACCGCGACAAGCATCCGGGCGCGCTCGCGGGCTCCGTGCGCGGTCTCGCGTCGCAGCGTATCGCTCATGTGCAAGTCGGGCGCGGCGTCGCGTTACCGTATGCTCGGCCGCAGTTTTTCGGTCGGAAGGGGCGTTATAAGCGCATGTACGACCCGGTTATGGATCGCATCGAGGCAATCGAGCCGCAGATCATGGAGGAATACACGCGTGCGGTGATCGCAGCGCTCGCGGAAGCTGCGGAATGATATGCTAAACGGTAGCGCTGCGCGCGCACAAATCACACACCGAGGACATGATGACTGACGAAGTGACGAGCACCGCGCTTACTATCGACCTTGACGACATTGATTGGGAGCAGCTTGAGGAAATCGAGGCGCTTGCCGGTCATCCGATTGCGCGCGAGTTTGAGAGCGGCGAGCTTTCGTTTCGCACCATTCGCGCGTTCGTGCTTTGGAAACTGCGACAGACACCCGGCAACGCGAACATGACGTTTGCGACCATGCCGGGCTTGCGCTCGCTTGCCGTTGACATCGGGCACAAGACACCCGCGCAGGGGAAGCCCGACCCTTTAGCGCAGCCGCGTCGCGCCGGGCTCAGCGCGCGGGGAAAGACCAAAGCGTAGTACCGTCGCCGCGACAGCTTGCGCAGCTTGTCAAGTTTTACGGCGCGTCACCGCTTGACATTCGGCGCTTACGCTGGCGCTACCTTGTCGGCATGGTCGATTACATGAACGAAGCGCTAGAGGCTGAGGCTAAGGAAGCCGACAAACTCAAGCGGCGCTAATCTAGCACACCCCGCACGGTAAACTTGATTCATGGCTGCCGATACGGTTATTGACCTTCGCATTATCGCGAGCACCGCGAGTGCAGAGGCGGGACTTGCGCGCGTGGGAGCGACAGCCGAAAGCGAGCTAGGCTCAACGGGTAAGCTCGGCAAGGCTGGCAAGGAAGCCGAGAGCAGCATGGGCGGCATCGGCAAGAGTGCCGAAAAAGCCGAAAAGGACATGTCGAAAGGCACGAGCGGGATGCTGCAATCCTTTACGGGGCTGTCGCTCGGGCAAGGTGCAATCATCGCGGGATTCGGCGCGGTTGCGCTTGTCGCACACGGCGTTTACGACGAATGGAATAGGCTGCACGACGCGACCGTAACGCTCAAGACCGCGATGCGCGACGCGGGCGAAAAGGACACACCCGTTTTTGAGGCTGCGCTGCGCAAGGCTCAGCAAGCGGGCGAGGATTTGGGCTTTGAGGGAAGCGCAGTAACGTCGGCGCTCGCGAACATGACAATGGCGGGGCTCACGACCGCGCAAGCGCTCGCGCAGCTTCCGCAAGTCGAGGACTTGGCGCGCGCTAAGGGCATCGACCTTGCAACCGCGACGCAAGTGATTACGAAGGGCATCAACGGCGCGGCACGCGGCTTGAAAGAGTTTGGAGTGGTCGGCATTGTCGCGCTGCCGACATTCACCGCGCTTACTGCCGCGCATAACACGCTCGCGAAAGCGCAACGGACCGTGCACTTGGATCAGGAAAAGCTCACGGCGGCGATCAAAAAGTACGGACCCGAGAGTAAGCAAGCGGGCGCAGCGTCAACGACATTGGGCGGCGCGCAAATCGCGCTCAAGACGATACAGGATAAGCTCAATACGACGCTCGACGCGGCATGGGTCAAGACGCACAACTTGGGCGTGATACATGACGCGCTTGACAAAAAGGTCGGCGGGCAAGCGAAAGCGCACGTCAAGGACTTGGGCGTGCAATGGGAGATTTTCAACGCGCACCTAAACGAAGCTGGCGCGAAGGTCATGCCTATCGTGCTCAAGGTCATCGGCGACTTGCTCAGCTTCCTTAGCTTCCTCATGCAACATCTCGACGTAATCGCGCCGGTCATCGGCACCGTTATTGCGGCGTTCGTCGCCTACAAGGTCATCACCGAGACCATTACCGGCGTTACTAAGGCTTTCGCGCTCGTGCAAGTGTTACTCAACGGCACGATGGATGCGAACCCGATCATGCTCGTGGTGGCTGCCATCGCGATCCTTGTCGGCGGTTTCGTGCTCGCTTACACGCACATCAAGGGCTTTCGAGATATTGTCAACTCTGTCTTTAGCTTCGTTGTCTCTTTCATCAAGACAGCGGTCGGCGACATCGTTGCGGTCATGAAGCCCGTTGCGAACATCTTGCTCGCGCCGTGGGACTTGCTTATAACCGCGATCAACTTCGTGACCGGCTTGCTAAACCATATCCATTTCAATATCGCGATACCCGGATGGGTGCCGCTTATTGGCGGTAAGACCTTCGGAATCGGTTTCAACATTCCGCAAATCCCCGTGCCGCATCTTTACACGGGCGGCATCGCGCTCGGCTCAAGCGGTGGACAGCTTGCCGTCGTGGGCGACAAAAACCAGGACGAAGCGATTGTGCCGCTTCCGAAAAACTGGCGCACGAATCCGGGCGGCATGATGGGCGGCGCGGGCGGCAAGGGCGTAAGCATTACACAGTACATACAGACACAAGCAACCCCGGACGCGATAAACCGCGCCGTGCTCAAGGGTTTGCGCACTAGTGGGGTCACCGCAATCTAATGACGCTCGCCGCATATCAGGTAAGTTTCAACGGGCTCACGATGGGCGATCAAACGAACATCGACATTGTGTCGCTTACGGGCTTTGACGCGCTCCCGACAATCAATCAATCGGACATCGACCGGCTGCGCGATTGGGGGCAGTATCAGGGGTCTTACTTTTCGACCGGCCGCGAGCTTGTGCTGAGCGTTGAAATCAGCGACACGACCGGCTCTGACACGAGCTTTCGCACGACCATCGACGCGTTTACGGCTGCGATGCAAACGCAACCGGATACAGAGCTTCCGTTTGCCGTGTGCTTGCCCGGATGGGCTCAGGCATCGCGTCAGAGCAACGTGCGCGTCAGCGACCGTCAGCTAGTGGTGGACTACCCTTACACGCGGCACTTCGCGACGGCGAGCGTGACGTTTTGGGCGACCGATCCGAAGATTTACGACAGCACGACACAGACGACCATCGTGCCGCTTCCGCTTTACAACGCGGGCGCTGGCTGGCCGATTGTATGGCCGACTTCGTGGGGCTCGTCATCGAACGTCGGCACCGCGTCGATTCAGAACGCGGGCAACATCGAGACCCGGCCCGTGCTGTCGCTTGCCGGACCCGTTACTAACCCGACATTTACGAACGTCACGACCGGGCAATACCTCACGTTTTCCGGGCTCACGCTCGGCGTCGGCGACGTGTTCGTTGTGGACATGCACGCGCACACGGCGATCCTCAACGGCACAACGAATGAGCGCGGCTTGCTTAGCGCGGGCTCGTCATGGTGGACGCTCGCGCCGGGCTACACGACCGTACAGTACACCGCAAACTCGACGCTTACGGGCTCGCAGCTTACGATAAGCTGGCAATCCGCGTGGCTCTAGCATGAGCGGCAAGCATGTACTCGTTGCGACTAACGCGCTGACAAACGTACCCATTGCGGAGCTTCCGGTCGCGGACTATCATCACTCGCGCGTGCTCAACGATAACGGCGTGTGCGAGGGCAACATCTTGCTCAGCGATCCGAACATCAAAAAGCTCAAGCTGCTAACGAACAACGCGCTTGAACCGGGCTTCGCGTCGCTCGTGTGCTACCGCGACGGCGTGCCCGATTGGACCGGGCTGCTATGGGCTCACGATTACGACAGCGCGAGCGCGACGCTCGACATAAGCGGTTCCGAAATGGGGAGCTATCTTTCGGCGCGGTTCATACATGCGGCCGTCAGCTACAGCGATGACGTTGCAAACCTTGCTTACGATTGGGTGACGCAAGTTTTCGCCGATGGCGGTCCGACAATCACGACGGCGATCACGCTGACCGGCACAACGCTTACGGGCACTTTCAACGCTTACGAACAGCATTGCGTCGCTGACTTGCTCACGGGCTACGTCGCGCAGAATCCGGGCGGCATAGATTGGAGCTTTGACGTGCGCGGCGTTGACGCGAACGGCAACCCGCAAGTGTGCTTTATCGTGAGCGCTCCGCGTCGCGGGCGTAACGCGATTCAGACCGGCGTGCAATGGGATTACCCCGGAGACCTTGCGGCGCTCGCGCTGTCGCGTAACGCGCAGCAAGGCGAGTTTGCAACGGAGCTTATCGTGACCGGCGCGGGCGCGGGGCTGACGTTACTGCAAGCGAGCAAAGCGACACCGATCCCCGGCTACATGAAGCTGCAAGCCGTTGTAAACGACGGCAACCTTGCGACACAAGCGGCGGTCAACGCTTACGCGGTTGCAGAGGCACAGACGCGCTCGCATGGCGGCTCGTCAATGGTCTTTAGCGCTGTCATTCTCGGCTCGTCATGGTACGGCAGCGGCGTTGACACGGGCGACGAAGTTGCCATCCGCATAACGGACCCGCTTTACCCAACGGGCACGATTCTCTATCAGCGCATCATCGGTTACGACGTGGTGCCGCAGACTGCGAACAGTCCCGAGATTGTCAAGGTTACTTTCGGCGACCCGTTGTCAAGTAACATCGCGTAATGCCTAGTATCCAAAAGCGGCGCACGAGTGTCGCGGAAGAAATCGCAGCGTTGCAAGCGCGCGCGACAAAACTTGAGACCTTCCCGGCGAACGGCGCAACGGTGCTCGTGTCAAGCACGGGCGCAAACTCCGCGATGGGCTTTAGCGCGTCGTGGGCTAACGTCGCTTTCAATTACGCTGTCGTGTCACCGACCATCCGGCCGATCCCGATTCTCGCTTACTGCACGGTGGGGCAATTCTACGGCAGCGCGACGGGCACATCATCGTATGTGTGTGCGCGCTTCGCGTGCCTCAATAACGACGGACCCGTGCAAGCCGATGCGATTACCGGCGTGCCGCTACAGTCGGGCATGGCAACCGTCGCGAATGTCACGGGCATAACGCAGTCGGCGACGTTCGTTATTAGCGGCGTGCTGCCCGCAGGACCGGCCGTGGGCTCATGGTACTTTGCGCTGCAATACTTTTGCGACGGCGGGGCGACCACCGGCTTTGACGTACCCGGCCCGATTTCGGGCACGGCTAACGTCACGTTCCTAGTCATGCAGCTTGCGGGCTAACCGTGCCTAGCCGTCAAAAGCGACCCGTCAGTCTTGCGGAGCAGCTTGCGGACCTTGACGCGCGGTTTACGCGACGCGAGAGCTTTACAGCGGGCTCGCTCACAAGCATAGGGTCGAATATCGCGATGACCGCATCGCAGTCGCTTACTCCGGGCACGGCGACATGGGCGAGCTTTACAACGGCTCCGTTCGATTGGGCGTTTACGCTTACGCGCGCGCAGCCCGTGCTCTTTCTCGGCAGCATCGGGCTCTTTTACGGGGTCTCGGGCACGTCAACCTTCGCGATCACTCGCGTAGTGTTTACGACAAGTTTTGCGTCAACTACCCCGGCGAACGATGTCAACGGCAACCCCGCACAGTCGGGCATCGTCGGGATGGACCCGTCGAACGCTAACGCGCTCGGCAGCGGCGCGTATGTGCTCTACGCGACCATGCCCGCGGGGACGTACCATGTGCAAGCTCAATGGCTTTACGCGGGCGCGGCTGCCGTCTTTACCGTCGCGGGCAACGTCGGCCCGTCAACGAACATGATCGGCAATCTTTTCACGCTTGCCGGTTAGTAACAGGTTGGTGACGGCGCGTACTAACGGGCTCGGCCGGGTGTAAGCTCACGGCGCGAGCCGACGAGATCGGGGGCATGGTGACCGACCCTGCCCGGAAGTCGGGACGGCCCGCAGATCGCATAAGCTGGTAACGGTTGTAACAGAGTGGCAACGGGGGTTGACTTGCTAACGGGCTAGCCTCAGAGTGAGCATCGAGCCCGGCAGACACCGGACCACCGCTAGGAGATAGGAAGCCATGACACGGAAAAGCCTCGACAGCCCGCTCGGACAGTATAAGGGTCGCGCCATTGTGGTAGCGCACGAAGGACACTCGGCCCTCAGCCTTTGGGGAATGGTTCACGCCGCGACGGGCTCGCAGCCCATCCGCAACGCGGCGCGCTTTGTGCCCGCGAACATGCCCTACCATGCGCTCGGCACCGTGCTCGACGTGACCCTAGTGCGGCAGTCGCCGCGCAAGTCGCTGCTAACGTCCCTAACCGTTGTGGACAGCGACAGCGACACGGGGCTCAACGCGAGCGACGCGGAGCGCTTTGCTAAAACCGTCGCCGATGCGAAGTCGGCCGACACGACAGCGATTGATGATGACGCGGCTGCGGGCGCGGCGGCTGCGGCTGCCGAGTTTGCGGCGGCGCAAGCGCAAGCGGCTGCCGGTCTCGCAGCGCGTAACGCGGAGCGTGAGCAGCTTGCACGCGATTACGAAGCTCGCCTAACGGCGCAGCGCATCGGTCGCGCAATCGCGGAAGCGGCTGCCGCGCAGCTTGAGGACGAAGCGCAAAAGGATGCGATGCTTGGTCGCATCATCGACGCGATTGCGGTTGCCGCTTCGCTCGTGCCGCAGTCGGCGCTTGACGAGCTTTGCCAGCGCATGACCGCGCGCGATTATCGCGGTTACCGCTTGAATCACGCGCTTGTCGGCCCGTCCGGTTGCGGCAAGTCAACGATTGCAGCGCTCGCGGCTGAGCGGTTCGGCGCGCGGTTCGGTTTCGACAGCTTCGGTCAGGAAACCGCGAAGTATGAGCTTATGGGTCGCCGCGAGCCCGCTGCCGATGGCAACGGTTTCGTGTACCTCACGAGCACGTTCGTTGACTTCTATGAGAATGGCGGCGTGTACCTCGCTGACGAGTTTGACGCTGCGGACGCGAACACCGTGCTTGCTTTCAACGCGGCGCTTGCGAACGGTCACATGTTTTGCAGCGAGCGCATCGGCAATGAGCGCGTCGTGCGGCACGCTGACTTCCATTTCATCGCAGCCGTCAACACTTGGGGCACGGGCTCGCGCGTGTACGTCGGCCGCAATGAGCTTGACACCGCGACACTTGATCGGCTCAATTTCATGACCGTTGACTATGACATCGAGTACGAAGCCGGATTGCTTGAGGGAGCGCGGGCGCGCGGCGTGCTCCGTGACAGCGACTTGATCGAGCTTGCGGACTTCCGCACGGCGATCCGCGAAGTCATCAACGCGAGCGGACTGCGCCGGGTTTACTCGACGCGCAAGCTGTCCGATTGGATCGCGCTGCGCGAAGCGGGCATCACGCTCGCGAAGCTCCGTGCCGATTACTTCGGGGCATGGTCCGTTGCCGACACTCAGTCGGCCGCGCAGCGCGGGCTCGTCCCGCAGCCCGCACGGGCGGCGCGCTAACCCTTCCGAATCTCACACCCTAGCGGGAGCCCCGGTCAACGCGGCCGGGGCTTTCGTTTGCCCCGTGGGAGCCGTTAGGACGGGCTACACGGCCCGGCAGCCTACGGCCCGCAGCTTTACGCGTCCGAGGGTTTCGGCCGCCGTGCAGCCCGTTAGAATCGGTCCGTGTAACAGAGTGGTGACGAGGGCTTGACACGCGCGCGGGGAGCGCTCAGAGTGAGCCCCATACCCGACCACCGACTAGGGAGCCTGACATGAGCATCACGATTACGCGAAACACTGGGGGACGCGCGACGGCCGTTGACGCGGACCTTACGCTCGCCGATGTGCTGCCGATCCCGAAGCCGCACGCGAATAACGCGGCGCTCAAGCAAGCCGTCGCGTACTTGAGCTTTGATCCGGCTGACAGTTACTACAGCCGCAGCGGTGACAAGTTTTACCGTGGGGTCAACGCGGTCAATCTTGCCGAGACCATGAGCACATACAAACTCAGCGACAAAGCCGCAGCCGTGCGCGACCGCTTGTCGGATGACATCGCGCTACGGAGCAAGCAAACGCGCGTACAGCGTCGCAATTATCGCCCCGAGGGTACGCGCATCGGGAGCGCTTACGAATATGAGCGCTGGCGGCGCGGCGCGGTCAAGGATCAAGCGTTTTGGGAGCAGCGCGTGCGCCGTGAGCAGCCGCGCAAGGGCACGCTCGTCATTCACACGACCGCGAGCGCGCACGCGGCCGAGGATGCGATGTCGCTGGAATGGACTGGCGCGGTTGCGGTTGCGCTGACCGACTTGCTTGAATCGCTCGGCTATCGCGTCGTGCTGCGCGCGGTCAACGCGTCCGAGATGTCTGCGGGCATCATGAACATGGCCGTTACTGTCAAGGAAGCTGACGAAGTTGTGAGCGAGCACGCGCTTGCGGTCATGTGTCACGGCGGCGTCAATCGCCTACTGCGGTTTGCGTTTCGCATGAGCACCGACATGGTTTGCGACAGCGACATGGGCTCGCCGAAGCCTTACACGGGCGCGTTGCTCGCGGACATCACCGTGCCGCATAACGTGCGGTCGCTCGCTGCGGCTGAGGCTTTCATAGCCGAGACCATGCTGCGGTATCAGGATGACGAGCTTGACGAGGACGAGCGGCGCGCGGAAAACGCGCAGCGCATGGCGGCAAGCAAGTCCGTTTACGGAGTGTGAACCATGAGCTACAGCGCGAAAACCGGCCGCGACTGCGATTGCATCGCATCGGTTTACTGCACCGACTGCGCGCGCGAGATACGGCGCGCGGATCAAGCGCGGCACGCTGACGCGGGGCATCCGTTGATCCCCGTGATTTGCTCAACGTGCGAGCCCGCGAGCCTCAAGCCGTGAGCGGCTTGCTTGACACGGGCTCGGCTGACGGGCTGCGCGAGCTTTACGCGGGCACCGTGCGCCGGTTCGTGAGCCCGTACAGTAACGCGGCTCGCCCGCTGCTACGGGCTCGGCTCGCGCGGCTCGCAGCGCTGCGGCCGACCGTCGAGCGCTTCGCGGGCACCGATGACCCGCGCAGCATCGCCGCTAAGGGCACTCAGAGAGCCCACAAGCCCCGTTAGCCCCGTCGCTCGTGTCCAGAAACAGCCGGGCGGCATTTCGGGCACCGTGTAGCCCCGGAGAATCGGTCAAGCTCGCGGGCTTGAAGTGTGCCTAGTCAAGTAGGCAAAGTCCGGTTACTCGTCCCCGTCCTCAACGGCTCTGCCGTTCATGGTAAACCCGGCGCGGCCGTTACGCGCGCCCCGTCGCCAACTTGTTACAACCGGGGCTAGTGCAAGATCGAGTGCGACAGCCCAAAAAACGTCGAGTAAATCGCGGAGCCCGCGAGTATGAGCCCCGTTAGCGTCGCGAAGATTACGCCGATGACTTGCCATGCCTCAAGCCGTCGCTTACCGTGCTCGGCTGAGCGACCGGCGAGCAATGCCGTCGTGTGTGTATTGAGCAGCGTTGCCGCGAGCAAAATGCGCTCGGCATCGGTCATGCTAACGACCCGTTCCTCAGTCGAAAGGTCCGAAGCGGGCGCGTGTATCGAGACCACTTCGACCGCATGACGCGGTGCGCGTTTACGCGGCGCGGGGATTGCCCCGACCGTGCTGTCCATATTGCTTACAGCGTACCATGAGAGTATGCCTACAGAGCACCATAGCGCTGACGAGGGGCGGCTTGGTAGCGATGCTAAATCGGCCCTTCACACGAAGCACGCGGGGCACGGGCGCGCGGTCACACACGTCACGACGCTCGCGCGGCTCATGCCCGCGACGCACAAGCGCAAGGGCAAGACGAAAGCCCGTTCGCGCAGCTTCACCGTGAGCAAGACGCGCGCCGGGACGCGGGCGAAATGAGCGACGGGCTACAGCTTATCCACTCCAACGGCAACGGCGACCCGCTGCGCGGCGGCGCTTACTTGCATTGGGTACGCGTCACGAGCAACCTTCATCCCGCGCCGGTAAACCAACTCACCGATGACGGCAAATACCCGCACGCGGATTGCGGCGAAGCGAGCATCCGGTCAAGCCTTTACGACCGCAAGATCAATGCCGATGTGCTTACTATCGAGCACGACGCGGGCGCGTCATCGCAAGGCACGACAGCGGCGGGGCTCGTGCGCGCGCTGCACGATCTCGGGCTCGCGGCAAGCGCTGGTAACGGCACGCTCGCGGCGGGCGTGGTCATGAACCCGTTAGGCGGGCGAGTGTTTCCGGCTTCCGACTTCGGCGCTTACGCGGCGGCGAGCGCGGGCGAGTTTGTTTCGATCTCCACTCCGGGCGTGTGGGACAATACAGATGACATGAGCGCACAAGCCGAGGCACAGATTGCCGACATTTGGACGGCGCTTTTCGGACCGGCCGCTGTCAACGGCGGCGAAGGTCCGGCAAAGCCCAATAACCTTGACATCATTCGGCGCAAGCTGAGCCCGTATGCGCAGCCCTACCCGGCCGCAAACGGCGCGGAGATTGTCACGACTGGCGTTGCGCTAACCGCTGCCGAGATCGCGCAGCTTGCGCAGATTCCAACGATTCTCGCGCTTCTCGAAAAGATCGACGCAGCGCTCCACTCGGCGTAACGCATGGCGCTACATACCGGCACGGTCGGACCCGTCATCCGTGCTGACAACATGGAGCCCGAAGTGCTGCGGCAGCTTATTAGCTGTTTGTCGGGCGCGCGTGACGGTATCTTGCACGGCACCGACCTTGCAGTAACGCAAAACGGCGGCGGCGCAATGTCCGTCATCGTGTCATCCGGCTTCGCGCTGATAAGCGGCACCGACAGCGCACCGGCTCAGGGTCAGTATCACGTTTACAACGACGCGAACGTGACCGTTACGGTGCCGACTGCGGACCCTTCGCATCCGCGCATTGACTTGATTTGCGCGACCATCGAGGACGCTTATTACGCGGGCGGATCGAACACCGCAATTTTGCAAGACGTTACCGGCACTCCCGCCGTTTCGCCTACGGTGCCCGCGACACCGGCCGATAGTCTCGTGCTCGCTCACATTTACGTCGGCACGGGCGCGGCGTCAATCCTGACCGCGAACATCAACGGCACGACCGGCACGAATAACCCGGACGCGTACCCGTTTACACCGATGCGCTCCGAGGGCTTACTTGCATCCGCAGTCAGCACGGGCGGCACGAACACCGGCACCGCTGCGCCGGGCACCGTTGTACCGGGGCTGACATGCGTTGTCAATACTCAAGCGAACCGCAAAATCCGCGTCCGTGGCTTTTTCAATTTCACCCCGTCCGCTGCGGTGACGTGCGTTACCGCCGTGTACCGCGACGGCAGCACGCAGCTAGGTTTCAAGTACATGACCACCGTTGTCTCGTCAACGTATGAGCAATGCACCATCGAGTTTCTTGACACCCCGACTGCGGGCGTGCATCAATACACTCTCAACGCATGGTCATCGGCAGCTAACACGCTGTCGTCTTATAACAACACGTCGATCTATAGTTGGTTGACGGTCGAGGACATCGGACCGGCGTAATGCAAGCGGGCGACATTGGGTTTCTGTCGAAACGCGGCGACCCGATAGCGGCGCTCATTCGCTTTGCGCAGCGTCACAAGTACGGCGACGTACCGGCCGCGCATTACAACCATGTTTTCATGGTTACGGACAGCGATGGCGGAATCATCGAGGCTTTGCCTAGCGGCGTAACGGCGGGCAACGTGAGCAAGTACGCGGGCGAGGATTACGTCATCAAGACCCCGCCGTATGCGCCGGGCGAAGCTGCTAACGCGGTCGCTGCGATGCGCGCGTCAGTCGGCGAGGGTTACGGCTTCCTAACCTTCGTGAGCGTCGCGCTGTCGCTCATGACCGGCACGCGGCTGCGGTTCGGGCTCGCGGGTACGGAGATTTGCAGCGGCGACGCGGCCGACGCGCTGACACGGGCTAACGTCGATTGCGGACCGGATGCGACGTTTGACACACCGGCCGACCTTTACGCTTTGGTAAAATGGGCTCATGGCAAATCCTAACCTTCTCGCGGACGTTTCAAGCATCGCTCAGGACGGCGTTGTGGTCGCTGGCGCGGTCGCTGCCGGGGCTGCGGTTATCGTTACGGCGCTCGCCGCGTTCGGCGTGCACGTTGACAGCGCGCAGCTTGTGCAGGAAGCGGGCGCAGTCGGCGCGCTGCTCACGCTCGGCCGCACGACACTCGACAGCTTGACGGGTACTAAGACCGTCGAGACCCCAAAGCCCGCGCCGGTAAGCTCGACACCGCTGCCGTAACGCATGTTCGCGGCGTTGTGGGCTTGGTTCCTACATTGGACCGGCGTTGACAACTCGGGCGGCGAGATTTACGCGTTTTGGTCGGGCTTCGGCTCGGACGTAGGCGAAGTCGCAATCATCGGCGCTATGGTCGCGGCGTACCGCAAGCACACTTGCCACGTCAAAGGATGCTGGCGCTTGCAGCGACACGCGGTCGCGGGGACTGAGCATATCGTGTGCCGCAAGCATCATCCGCGCGAGAGCATCCGCGACGGCGTAACGCATGAGGACGTTATCGCGGACCATCGCCGCGCCGGGCTCTAGCTGTTGCGGTAATCCGTGAGCACGGCAAGCTCGTCAAGTATCTCGGCGAATTGCTCTAGCTCCATGACCACGAACGCGCGCGCCGGATCACCCTTACCGACGCGCTTGATTACTGCGGCGTAACGCGGTTGCCCTTTCGGGGTTTCGTCAATCGTGCGCGCGTTACGGATCGCGTTTTGCAACGCTTCTAGCTTCGCTTGATCGACAGCCTCACCGATGGCATAACCCTTGCGGTTTTTTGCCTCAAGCACAAAGCCCTCAACGGCAATGTCGCCGCTGTCGGCGCTGCCGCTGAGCGCGATACGGCGCGCGTCGAAACCTTGAGCTTGCAAGTACCGCACGCACGCGGTCTCAAACGCGGTGCCCTTTTGCTTACTCGGGTTGCTCACGGCTGCCAGTACGTCGGCGCTTTCAACATGCCGCGCTCAAGTAGCTCGGCGCGCAACTTCATGTGCTGCCGCACGTCCGCGACGACGCGGCGCTTTGTAAGCGCGAGCCCGCTGTCAGTCAGCCGGTTTGCTTCGCGCCAATCGGTCTGTGTCATCGTGATTTTCGGCGCGCGTATGCCTAGCATCCCGGCGAGACTTTCCTGCGACTTGCTCACACCCTTGAATCCGATCAAGTCAACTTTCGTGTCACTCACGAGCTTAGGCGTAAGCGGCTCAAGCCCCCACTCGCACAACGCGCCGTTGATAATCGGCAAGTCGTGCATCCGAATGTAATGCCCGGTCACGATGTCCGCGAGATCGTAAGCGCTCTGGAAGTCTAGCAGCATGTCACATTGCGACACACCGTCAGGATCGTTGACAAGCAAACGACATTCGATAGGACCGCCAAAGCTCCATGCAATCGCGGTAATGTCGGACGTTGTAAAGTCTTGACCGAGATACGTTAGCGGCCGGTTTTCGATGTCGAAATCCAGCACGCGCAGCTTGCCGGTTCGGGTCTCAGTAGGCATTACGAAATGCGCAGCGTCTTGTCAAGTCGCTCGCGGATCAAGTCGGCGATTTCGTCCTCAGTAAACCGCACTCGCACGGTCTCGCCCCGCTGCACCGCTGCGCGGTGCCGCGCCGAAATCTCACCCTTGACGATATTCGCGACACGAACCTCAATGCGCCGGATCAAGAGCGCAGCGTGTGCCACGTCATCCTCAAACGCAAGCGCGCGCTCCGATTTCACTCTGTACGATTCAGCCATTAGCTTCTATCCTCTCATGTATGGCTCGCTCGGCGCGGCGGGCTCGGTTGCAGACTGCGGCTGTCACGGCTAGTAGCTGTCCGCGCTCTGTGTCGCGGTAACGGGCAATCCGTGCCTTGCCCTTCTCGGATGCTTGGTAGCGGGCTTGACGAGCCCGGCCCTTAGCTGACACGTTGTACCGTGCGTCTTTGTCACTCACAGACGCTTGCGTGATACGCGTGCCGCTCGACGGCCGGATGGGGAGCGACTACCATGTATTCATCATCCGGCAATAGCTCGATGTTTCCGCCCAGCACTTCCGCGACGGTCACGGACGCAACCTTACGCGTGCGTTGATCGACAAGCCATATCGCTTGCTGCCCGCATTGAGCGCAGCGAATAACCATTCCGGGGTAAAGCATTACGGTCGCTCCATTTGGTTAGGAAACCAACGGCGGTTGCAATACTCGCACTCTAACAGCACGCGGCGACCCTGCGCACCCATTGCGAGCCCGTAGCCCTTCGCACACACGGGGCAACGTATCGACGTGCGGTTAGGCTTAGCCTCAAGCTCGACGTGCGTGCCTTGCTCGGCGTAACGCTCGGCGCGGCCGTCTGCGAAACGCTCGCGCGTGCGTGCGGGCTTCGGCGCTGCGCGCTTACGCGGCACGGTCACCCTTCCGCGAATTACAGCGGCGGCACAACGTCTGCAAACCCTTGCGCATGCTGCCGGGCTCGACATGATCGGCCGTAAGCGGATTATCGGGGCTGCCGCGATGACCGCACTTGACGCATTGCGGATGCGTCCGAATCCATGCCCGCGCGATGACCGGGTAAATGCCACCATACAGCGCACGCTTTTCGCGCGTGTGCTCCGGGCAGCGCGGTCCGTTACGCGTGAGCTTACGACACGTCAGGCACGGCCGCGCAAACTGTGTCGGCATGCGCGGCCGTTGCCCTTACCGCTGCGCGAGCGAAATGCCCGCCATCTGTGCTCGCACTTCGGCGGGCACGGTCACTTCCTGCTCAAAGACCATCACGACATGCGTGCCGGGCGGGAGCATGAGCGGACGCGAAGCCATCATGCCGAACGCGGACGGGCTAGTAAACTTCGCCCATGTCGTGCCGTCCGTTGTCTTTTCAAGCTCTTTGATGGCAGCATCGACACCGCACGAAACGCTTACCGGCACATTGCCTTGCGGCGTCGAGATGATGATGACGGTCTGCACATACTTGCCGTCTTGCGCGCTCATGGGTTTTCCTTCGCGATGGTCGCGCACGACGCGATACCGGCGAGCGCAGCGTCAAGCGCGGGCTCCGCAGCCGGATTGATGAAACGTCGCTGAGCCGCGATCAACGTGTAAGCCTGACGCAACGCTTCAAGCATTGCCTCATGCTCGGCGTTTTCGGGCGGGGTTTCGGTCATGGGCTTTGTCCTCTTGAGGGTTGATTTTGTCAACGTCGAACCGGGGAAAACCGCATTGATGGCGGCGAGTGCTGCCGACATTGCTAGTAAGTAACCGTCAGTCGGCGACACATCACGCGCACACCGACAGCACGGCGTCGGCGAAGTTACGCGCGCGGCGCGCGGCGTCGGGTACTTTGACACCGGCAGCGTAACGCGCGCTGATTTCGGCAACGCGGTCCGGGTCAACGCGCGGGTGACCTTCCTGTACGCGTTGCGCAATAATCGCTTGCGCTAGCTCGCGACGCGAGTTGATTGCTTCGATGATGTCATCGTCAATCAAGTCGATTGCTTCGCGGTAAACGTCGCGCGTAATGTCAGCCATGCGCGCAGCCTATCACGCGTAAACGAAGCCGCGCGGCAACTTTGGCGCGTTGTGTCCGGGGCACTCGCTGCGCGCGGCATCGGATGGGATACACACACCGCACGGCGCGGTGCGTCCGCGCGTAACCTTGCCGTTGACCGGCATGGGGTCCGTGGGCTCGGCGAAGCTCCCGGCGAACCGGCGCAGCGTGACGCGGTAACGCTCGCGACCACCGGCCCGGCGTCGGGTATCCCATGCCGCGTCGAGGGCTTCGGACCATGCGAGACCGGGCACGCTAGCTTTACTGCTAACGACTTCGGACCCGTGCGACCGCTTGCTTGAGATCGAAACTTTACCGCTATCGAGGGCTGTCAGCCACTTATACACGGTAACCCGCGACACGCCCGATTTGCGGCTGATTTCGTGCACGCTCATGCCAGAGCGCGAAAGCCGCTCGACGGTCTCGCGAGCCTTGGCAATCCGGGGGCTAACGCGTCGCGGCATGGCGGTCTCCTAGAGCGCGCACGACCCATGCGCGGAGCACGGGGTCATTCCGATACTGGCAACGGTCGCACCGGCCGTTAGGCATCGTGTAAGTCTTACGGCCGCACGCAACGCAACGCGTGTCAACCGGCGACGGTATGACGTGCCCGGCGAAGTCTCTTACCACGAGCGCAGCCTATCAGAACGGGGCGACATCGGGCGGGCGGTCGCGCGCGTCCATGTCTTTCGCTTGCAAGTCCGCGAGCCGCAAGACCTTGCCGTCAGCTACGGGCTCGCTCGGCATCGGCCCGGCGTACTGCGCGGACCCATCGTAACTAAGCGGCGCGCAGCGCACGCAACGGATTGCGATGCTCCCGAGACCGTCGTGCTTATGAGCCCGCGCGTAACGGAACGCGAGCCGCGCGGTGCTCAGCGCAAACAGTCTCACCGGGGCAGCACGCCGAGTAACGTAAGCACGAAGCAACCCGCGAGCGTTGCCGCGCAGCCGCACATGGACAGCACGCCCCATACAAACCACGTCAGCGGGCTCACGGCCGCACCGGGCGGCGTAGCGCGCCGTTAGCCGTGTTTGGTATCTCGGTCAGCGCTGAGCGGCGTACCGGCCCTCTGTAGCCGTCATCGAACGTCACAAGCACGCACAAGCCGCCCGTGTCTTTCGTGACCGTGCCGTCGCGCGGCGCAGGGTACACGCTCGGCGGTCCCGCGACACGCACGCGGTTACCGGCTGTCATAGTCCGTTACGGTCGAACGCTTCAAGCATCGCGACAGCGACCGCAGCGACTTGCACAAGCTCGGCGCGGTAACGGTCCGGGCGACCCTCAAGATTTTCCTTCGACATCTCGCCGACTTCCTCCATGAGCACGGTAAGCCAACGGTCGGAACCGTGATTTTGCTCGCCCCATTTCATGTCTTGTGACGCGCGCTCGTCAGCGATCTCGCCGAAAACGTCGAGCGTTTCGCTGCGCACCGCAAACGTCGAAACGATGTGCGTGACAGTTTTCATACGCGGTCATCCAACTCAGGATGCTCGTCAATGTACGTCGCGAGATTCAGCGCGTGCCACGCAACCGCAATCATGTGCTTGCTGCCGGTCTCGGGGTCGATGTCCTCACCGGCCCAAAACTGTGTAGCGTGCCGCAGTAACGCGGCATACGACAGCGACCATGCATAACCCTTACGGAAGTTGGGTATCCGGTCCGCGCCGGTCGGGTACTTCGCTTCGCCCTTGCCATAGTGCTCCGCAAGCTCGATCATTTGCGCAGCCGGGAGCATGTCGAAACGCGCGAGCTTGGAGCCTTTCATGCCGCCCGTTTCGGCGTTCGTTACGCGCACTTCGCCCGGTCCGATTACGAACGACTGTCGGCCCGGCTGCGCGGCAATCGCGGCAGCCCAATCCGTTTGCATGTCTTGCGCGATGTCATGCGAGACCGGCATACCGAAAAGCCGCGTGCTGCCGTCCGCGATACACGCGGAGCACTCAAGCACGTCATCGGCGTCGTGTAGCGGTATAACGCGCTCGCGGCGTTGCATGTCGCGCGCGGCTTCGTGTTTGTCAAATGCCATTGCGTCGCGCTCCCTTCGGTCTCTTGAAAGCTACATGCGGAAGGTACATGTAAACGCGTTCATCGCGCGGGGTTTGGTAAATGCGCTCAATGCCGATGCTGACAGCGATTGCGTGCTCCGTGTTCGCGCCCGCGCTCGCTTCCCACTCGTCAAGGAAGTACACCGCGTCAACGTCGAGAATGGTTTGCACGTCCCACCGGAAAGCCGCAGTAACGTCAAAGTCTGCGGGCATGACACCGGCAACGGGGTCGAAACCCGTTGTGCGGTCATGATCGGCCGGGCTATGCACATGCCAGCCTTGCGCAGTAAGCAAATCGCGCGCGGCGTCAAACGCGGGGAAGTTGAAAAGCTCCCGCCCGCGCATCGGTCCCGCGATATAAATGCACCGCAGCATGACGCACTTCATGTCAGTCGAAACCGTGCACGACTTTCCGCGAATCGGCGTCGAGCATCCGGCCGATTGAGCTTGCAAGGTCACGCGCGCGCCGTGTCTCGGTGCCGTCCGCGATTGCATTGTAAGCGTGATACCATGCGGTCGCAGCAGCGAGCACGAAGGTCTCATACGGCGTGCGGTTGCCCGACGTGTCGCACTCATGCGTGCGCATGATTAGCTCAAGCTCGGTGCCGTGCTCGGTTGCGCGCTCGCCGATCTCCGCGATTACGACGGGGTTTGACGGCGCTTCGCGAAGCTGCGCGACGAGTTGATCCGAAACCTTGACGTAGTAATAACCGCCCGGCTGATAACCGCCCGGCACGCGCACCGGCCCGGCGAGCATTTCGACCGGCACGTCAAACGCGTCGGCGATGCGTTGGATTTCAGTCAGCCGCCACAGCACTTCGTCAAGCTGCGCAATCGCTTGCGTTGCATCGGCCGTGAGAGTTACCCCGACAGCGGGCTCGGGCTTCGCGTCGCGGTAAGCATCGACGGCAAGCTCAAGCTCGGCGCGCGCGAGACAGCCCGCGAGCCCGTCATAGTCGCCCGCGTTGTAGCAGTCGGAATGTGCGAGCGCTGCGCGGATAAGCGCAACCCCGGCGTTTTGCTTTGCCGTTTTCATGGGTAAACTTCTCCGTTTTCGTTGCGCTTGATGTTTTCATACGGCACCGCGACGCGCCGGTATAGCTCAAGTTTCGCACACTCTAGCGCGCCTATGACGGAGTTGATAATCGAGTACGTTTCCGGCTTCGCGTTGTCAAGGTACTCAAGGCACAAACGCGTTATCAGGTAATTCAACTCGCCTACGGTGCGGGGTTTGTCGTGCACGAGCCGCACGCGATCCGCTTGCTTGATGTATGGCATATCAACGCGGCTCCGGGGTGCACTTCTGTTTGTACTCCGTGAGCGTGATAGGTCCGTCTTGCGTAAACCGGAATGGCGCGGGGATCATGAGCATATTGTCAAGCCAATCCTGCAAGTCCACCCATGTCTCGCCACATGTGCCGGTTACGACGCAAACCTCAACGCGCTCGCGCATCGCTTTGCGCTGCTCATAGAGCTTTGTCATGGCAGCGCGAGCGCGGCGGTGCCGACTGTGTAACGCGCGCTGTCTTTGCGGCAGCGCTCAAGGTACGGGCAATAACTGCACATGTCGCCCGGCCGCGCGGGGTGCCGTTCCGAGTGTGCGATTTCGACGGCTTCGCGCACCGCGTCGGCGATCTCTTTGACAAGCTCGTCAGTAAACTCAAAGTCGTGAGTTTTGACTGCGATGGTCTTGCTATTGACCTTGCCGGTTACGACCACTACACGACCGCGCGGCACGACCGGCGCGGTTGCGTCGAGCACACCCATGCGCTCAGCGTAAACGCGCCCCATGTAATAGGTGCAGATTTGGTCACGGACTTGCGCAAGGTAATCGTCATACCAAACCCCGTCCGCGTCCCACTTCGGCGCACCGCTCCACTTTAGGTCATTGATCGTGCCGTCAGCGTCGATCCAGTCGGAGTAACCGACCATGCGCACGTTGCCGTATCCCTCGGTGCGGACTTCGTAAACGTGGTCATGCTGCAAGCTCGCGGGTATGTGCTCGGCATAGACTTCCGCGAACGTCGCAAACGCGCGGTTCATCATGTCAACGTACTCGCTACGCTCGCGCTTCGCGTTGTCCTCAAAGCCGTTACCGTCAGCGTTGATCGCGGCCGGAATCTCGCGCGACGCAGCATCGTAAGCGTGCTCAAAATCGTCGCCGAGTGTGCGTCGCTGGAAAAACGACGTGACCGCGTTGTCAAGCGACCGGCCGAGAATCATGCCGTTACCGACACCGCCCGGCAACCCCATGAGTTTGTTGTAAGCCCATGCGCGCGGGCACGCGTTACGGTAACGGCTTGACAGCTTGGTAAGCTGCGAAAAGCTCAGGTACGTCGGGACATCGAGTAGCCCCGTCGTGCCCCGTACACCGCTGCCGCGCAACGCGGGGTTTACAACGCGTGCCATTACGACAGAATCGCGACGCGCATGAGCGTGCCGATGACTGCGCGACACGCGGCCACATCGCGAGAATCGGTCGCGCGGTCAAGCGCGCCGACTGTCAACGCAAGCACGAGCGTCAACATACTGTCAATGTAGTCGTGCGCGTCATCAAGGTCAAACGGCAAGCCGCTTTGCATTGCCGCGAGCCGCACGGCGGGCTCGGCAACCTTGATAACTTCGGCGTCAGTAATCTCGGAAACTTCGGACATGCTTATTACTCCGTGGTGCTCTAGGACCGGGCGCGTTGCAACGCAACCCGGTCCGCAAGCGCTGACTTAGTTAGAACGGAACCGCTGCGGCGGCTGCGGTCTGACGTGCTGCGGGCGCGACGCGGGCAGCGGGCTTGCTCTGCGCACCGACCGGCCGAAACGCGACGAGCTTATACGTCACTTCGTCGCCCGGCTTCGCTGCGCCCCACTCGCCGCGAGCCTCAAGACGCAACCCGACTTCAACGGTAAAGTCTTGCGTTGCATCCTCATACTCGACGGCGAAGGTCTCGTCATCGAAAGCCGCAACCGGCGTGTTCGCGGGGAATCCGCCGAGTGAGTTGACAATGCCCTTGAGCTTCGCGGGCTTGCCGCCCGGCGCATCGTTGAGCGAAAGCGACGCAAGGACACCCGGTCCGGGGTTGCCGTTTTCGTCAAGGAAGTCAAAAACGATGGTCGGCCCGAACGCGCTTTGCTTTGCGTTGCCGCGCTGCAACTTCTCAAGCGTCAGGGTGTACCAAACACCGTCCTCATACGCCGAGAGATCGCGCCCGCTGGTAGGGGTAACTCGTGCCATGTCGCTCCTAGATTTTGGCCCTCATGGGGCTTTGCTTGTGAGAGTAACGCGATGGTCGCACTCCGCAGCGAGACCATGCGGGCTAACGCTAACGGGCTCCGATCCCTAGCGCTTCTAGCTCGGCTTCGCAGTCCTCGCAGTAGCAGCTATCGCCCGTCCACATGTCAGACGGGCTCGCGGCCGTCCTCGGCAATCTCGTCATGCTCCGTGCTCGTGACACCCATGTAGCTGTCGTGCCAGTCGCTTACGAAGCGGTCCGCAAGCTCTTGCGGTATGCCCTCGCGGATCAACGTGCGACGGTAAGCACCGGCCGCGATTGCCGTGTCAATGAGATCAGCCTTGAGCCCCGTAAGCATCGGCGCTTCGGACGCGATACGCGTTGCGGCTGCGGCGAGCGTTTCGGGCTCGGGCTCTGCTGCGGGCTTGCGCCGAACCGTCGAGCGCGGCCGGGGCTGACTGGTCTGACGTGCTGCCATCGTGTCTCCTATTCTATCGCGTTGGCTCCCCCGTCCCCGACCGGGCTAGCGCGGCGCTTCGCCCGGCTTGGGAAGGAGACAGCCGAGACCGTAAAGCTCCGCAGCGACCCCGCGCGGCGGCTCCCGCGAGCCCTTGCCGCGTGGTGCTAGGCTGCCGTTCGATGGAGACCAAAACCGCACCGTTGCCCGTGCTCGCTGCACACATACCCGCAGCGCTGCGCGCGCGTAACGCTTGGGTAGTGTGGCGCATGGTGCCGCGTGACGGCAAGCCTACCAAAGTGCCGTTTGATCCGTGTGCTAAGCGCGCAGCGTCGAGCAGCGACCCCGAGACATGGAGCACGTTTACCGACGCGCTCGGCGTGTACTCGGCTAATGATGACTTTGACGGCATCGGGCTCATGCTCGCGGGCGGCGACGTTACTTGCATTGACCTTGACCATTGCATCGTTGACGGCATCATCGAGCCGTGGGCTGAGGCTATTGTCGCCAAAGTTGACAGTTACACCGAGACATCGCAGAGCGGCGACGGGCTGCACATCTTCGTAATCGGCACTCCCCCGGCCGGGCGTCGGCGCAAGGGCACCGTCGAGATGTACGGACCGAATGACAATCGCTACATCGCGGTAACCGGGCGGCGCTTGATCCTTGAGGATACGTCGAGCACAACGCTGCGACACGTTGACCTTGACACGCTGCACGCTGAGCTTTTCCCGCAGGACACTACTGCGGAACCTATCAACTTTGATACAGAGCGCAGTACCCCGGCGCTTGACGATGATGTGATCTTCGGGCTCGCGTTACGCGCTGCCAACTCCGCGAAGTTTGCGCCGTTGTATAACGGCGATTGGAGCGCTTACGACAGCCCGTCAGAGGCACGCTTTGCGGCCGTCAACTTGCTCGCGTTCTACACGCAAGACACGGAGCAGCTTGCGCGCATGGTCGCAGCGATGGGCTTTGACCGTGACGGCGATGACCGCAAGCTGGTAAACCATGACATACCGAACGCGCTTGCGTCGCTGCGCGAAACGTACAGCCCGCCCGGTACGGGCGTTATCAAGCACTCGGGGCTTACCGACGCGGAGCGCGACGCGCGCGACGCTGCGAAGGCTGACGAGCCCGTCGCGGTAACGCAAGGATCGGACGTAACCTTTCCTTTCGACGCGCTACCGCGTCAGCTTACGGCGCTCGCGATTGACGGCGGCGCGGCGTCGGGATGCGTGCCGGAAGCCGTTGCAGCGCATGGTCTTTCCGTGCTCGGCACAGCTATCGGCAATTCGGCCGTGCTTACTATTGGTAACTGGAAGCAACGCGCCGTAGTCTGGACCGCCGTTATTGCGCGTCCCGGCACCGCGAAGTCAACGGCGCTGCGGCTCGCGAAGTCGCCGCTTGAGGCGCTTGACGTTGCGGCCGTTGACGCGTGGCGCGACCGCAAAGCGGCTGACAAGACCGTGCCCGATCCAAAGCGCACGCTTGCCGATGACACGACAGCCGAAAAGCTCGCGCGCTTGCTTGACGCGAATCCGCGCGGTATCCTTGTCGCGGCTGACGAGCTTAGCGGCGTTGTGTCGGGCATGAATCAGTACAAGGGCGGCAAGGGCAACGACCGGCAGCTTTACCTCAAGTTGTGGAGCGGCGACGCGTTACGCGTTGATCGCGTCGGCTCGGAGAGTATCTTCGTGCCGCATCCGATTTGCACCGTAACGGGCACCATACAGCCTGACCTTGCGGATGCGTTGCGCGGCGCGGACGGCATGACCGGCCGCTGGCTGACGGCGCATCTTGAGGACCGTAAGCGCACGCATCCGACCGACGCGGACGTGTCACGCGTCACGCTGGCATGGGCTGCGCTCGTGCATACGCTCCATGAGCGCGCCGGTCCGCTTGAGTGTCAGCTTTCGCTCGCAGCTTACGATGCGTTTCGCACATGGCGCGACGCGACCATTGACCGCGCCAATGACGAGGAAAACGCGGAGCGCGCCGACTATCTCGGCAAGCTGGAAAGTCATGCGGCGCGGCTGATTCTCTTGCTGCACATCGCGGGAGACCCGAACGGTATGCGCGGCACGACCATCGAGCCCGAGACCGTTACGCGCGCGCTGCGCGTGCTGGCATGGTTCGTTGACGGCGCGCTTGAGCACATGGCAACCGGCGTCATTGATCCGACAATCCCGGCGTATGAGCGCGGGCTTGACGTGGCCGTCGATAAGGCTCGCGAATGGTTCAAGCGTCACCCCGGAAAGACATGGCGCGACGCGCAGAACGCGCACGTTGCGGGCTGCCGCACGAGCGATGCGATCAAAGCTCTGCGCGCCCGGTATGAGGCGATCTACCCGCCCGCGTAAGCGGTCCCCGGTCTGTAGCCATCCGCGTAGCCATCCGTGGCGACGTGTAGCCATGTAGCCGTCGCCACTAGCGCAAAAGTTGAGAGTGTATTCATGTGAGGGAGTGTTTACTACCACAGACATGTATATATTGATCTCATTGGCAAAAACACACATGGCGACAATGGCGACACTTTGGCGACACGAAAAAGGACCGCCCGCAGCACATTGCGCGAGCGGTCCCGAAAGGGGGGTTTGGGTTGCCTTAGAACCCCGCGCCGGTAACCGGAATCGGCACGCTAGGTGGCGTCGGCTTCGGCGACGGCTTGGGCGTCGGCGTAGGCTTCGGCGTAGGGGTCGGCGTTGCGCTCGGCGTCGGCGTCGGCGTCGGGGTTGCGGTGGGGGTAGGCGTAGCTGTCGGCGTAGCTGTCGGCGTAGCTGTCGGCGACGGGCTCGGCGACGAACAGCCGTCACCCTCAAGCGTCAGCTTGCCCGTCTGTAGCGATCCCTCAGCGGTTCCGTTGGGTTGCGTTGCTTGTGCGGTAATCGTTTCGCCCGCACTCGCACCGCTGCCGGTAAACGGCCCGAACCCTTGCACGGCTGACGAGCCGTTGTAAGCAAGGTCCGAAATGACCGTGCCGTCAAGCTCAACGCGCAGCTTGTGACCGCCGTACACGTCCGCTTGAACGTACACCGCGTAATCACCCTGGCAATCCACGAGCCCGTAGATTGACTGGACGTTGTGCGCACTTACGACCGCAGCCGTTGCCACGAACGCTCCCGCGCCGATAAGACCGGCAGCCCCGGCAATGATGACCGCAACCCGTGCGGCTCCGCGCTGGCGGATTTTGTATCGCATGTTATGCCCTCCGTGTGTTTCCTGTGCGCCCGCCCGATTCTACGTTGATCGTAACGCTACTTGACGACCTTTGAGCCGCGATGCGCTGCGCGGTCTCGACATGCGCAGCACCATCGAGATATGCGGCGACACGCGCGCGAACGTCACGTTTACGATGTCACCCTCGACAAGTTGCTTGTCGGCGATCCAGCGCTCAAGCTCGCGCGGCTTATAACGTGCTCCGTCGCGAATCGCTCGGCCGTTCGTGACGTTGCGCGCGCCCCACAAGGCAAGGGCAAACCCGTCCTCATGCGGCACGACTTCCGCACGGCCCGAGTAAATCCCGGCCGGTACTGCCATCCGCTTACGGTGTGCTGCCATTGCCAATTTGCTTACCCCGCTTGTGCCGGGCTAACGTCATACCGGAAGCAATACCACGTTAGCCCGGAGCTTGTCAAGTACCTAGTTTTGATCTCAGCGGCCGTCATCTTCCCGTTACAACCCTGTAGCCGATTCATGCGATCCGCGCGGTGTCTCTTTGTTTACGGCACTTTCCGTTGCAAGCCTGTTACCGAATCATCCGACCTGAACGCACACGCTCGGCGCGATGATGATGACGGCGACCGGGACAAACCCCCGGCGAATCGGAGACCCGACATGAGCGTTACCACCAACCCCGTAGCAGCGACCGGACCCGGCGCACTCGACGGCTTCGCAAATCTCTGCGACACATGCGGCGACGTGGCGCGTTACTCGCTTGAGACTATCGCGGTTTACGAAGCTGAGCAGCACGAGCGCTGGCATCGCTCGCGCAAGAGCGTAACGCTCGGCGGCGGTCGCTCAGACCCGATGACGGTTCGCGCGGCGCAGCAAGCCGAAGCGACCGAATGGGATACCGTGCAGCGCGATCTCCGCGCGGGCGTGTACGGCGACTGGCAGACAATCCGGCACGGGCTTTGCACGCGTGAGGCTCGGCGTAACCCCGATCAAGGTATCAGCACGAGCGACGTAAATCACATGGCTTTCGGATGGGTCAAGAGCGGCGCGGATCACTCGGACTTCGCGTCATGACGGAGCAGCGCACGGGCGAGCGTCGGCGCTGGCTCACACCGGAGGAAGTCGCAGCGGAGTTTGCGGCGATTTGCGCGGACTGGCCCGCGCTGGCACGCGTCGAACGGCGACGCATCGAGCGACGTAATAACGAAACGGCAAACGGCAACGGAGGAACCGGCGATGCAATGGCAGAGTGACAAATGGTGCGAGCGTGAGGCAACGCGTAAGCGTGCGGCTGAGCGCAAGGCAAAGCACGACGGACCCCGCGCGGCGCGGGTACTCAACGACACGGCACAGAATGAGCCGCGCAAGGCTCGCAAACTCGTTTACGGAGGATCATGGTCATGACCGCGACACGGCTTAGCAGCTACCGCAGCGACGGCACACTCTATGCGACAATCGGCGACGCATGGATCAGAGAGGACGAACGCGACGCGGGGTTTTACGCTTGGATCGGCTCGCTTGAGCCCGGCGACATTCTCATTGCGGACCCGTCCGACATGCACATCAACGGCGACGGCTCCGTCAGCGGCGAAGCGCTCGACTTCATCGGGCTCATGCGCGCGACCGTGACCGGAGACCCGGACAATAACGAAGCGCAGCGCTTCGCCGATCTCGTCATCATGGAGGCTCGCTTTGCCGAGTTGAAGTCATGAAACCGGCGCAGCGGTGGATACCTGAGCCCGATGATGACGTTACGCTCGGCGACCCGTACCTTGCGGGTGTCAAGCGGAGCGTCGGGCGGCTGACAGCAGCTTGCGCCGTTATAACGGCCGTGGCGCTCGTGGCGCTGGCAATATGGGTCTTTGTGTCGCTCGGCTCGGCACTAGCCCCACAAGCCCCGTACAGCCCCGCGCCGACCGTTACGGGCGGCATAGGCTCGGCGCTGAGTACTACGGTGCCGGAATGACTACCATGATCGAGCTACGCGTGCGCGTCGTGGTCGAAACCAACTCGGTCGGGCTCGATGCCATCGGCACGGCTGTCGCTGACGCGCTGGCAGCGTCGGACGGCTCGTGCTTCGGCGACAGCGATTATACGGTCAAAGATTGGACTGTCGATTATGTCGGCAACGACGGGCTGTCATGAGCGGCGATTACGCGGAAGCTGACGCGGCAATCGGTGCGGAGCTTCGCGGATGGGCTTGGCATTACACGGACCCGGACACGGGCGAATCGCTGCCGGGCAACTTGCTCGACGGCTGCCCGTGCAAGGGCTTCCGTTACCGGCATCATTGCAAGCACTACGAAGCGGTCGCAGCCGAGTACCGCGCGACACAAACCGCAACGGCGACCATCATCGCATCATGACCGCGAGCACGGAGGACGGCTACCGCTACATACGCGAATCGCGGAGCTATCGCGCGGACGCTGACGGCAAGCTCTACGCTGTCAGCCGTTATGCTCTGTGGGAGCGTCAAGACGGCCGTGCAAAGCGCGTCGGAACCGTTGACACATATGAGCAAGCTGAGCGCTTCCTAGCCGGTTAGAATCGCGTCAAACGCAAGGGGCTTGACAAGCATGCGCTCGGTACGGTAGGGTACATATCGACGGTACGGCAGCGTATCGACAGAAAACGGTTACGGAGGTTTGGGCTTGGAAACAAAGGACGTTACTGCACGCTCACCGATCAAGCCGTGCGAAAAGTGCGGCGCAACGAACAGAGGAAAGCCAAACCCGGAGCGCGGCAATCCGCACGGCGATTGCCTAGAGTGCAAGCGGGTACGCGAAGCTAAGCGCGAACGCTCGACGGCAAGCTGGCGCGAGGACATGCGACTTGAAATCATCGCGCGCGGTATGGCGGCAAACTCGCAGCCCGGCGACTTCGCTTACTCGGGCATCATGACGGAGATTTACGCGGCAGCTTCGGCGCTGAGCTTAGCGAATAGCCGGGGCTCGCTCGCGTATGAGGACGGGCTTTTTGAGCTTGCGGCACGCCGTTTTCGCACCGCTGCGGAGGGTGCCTACATGGTCGCCGATCTCCATGCTAAGCTCGCGAGTGAATTGGAAAAGATGACCCCGCTTTGTAAGGACGGCGATGGCGGCGTGTACGCTTTTGACCGTCATGCAAGCTCGCCGAGACAAGGCTACGCGGGCGTTGAGGATCGCTTTCGCGACTGTTGCCTAGACGCGACTGACGAGGAAATCGCTGGCGGCATACATGCGCGCGAGCACGTCGCTGCGGCGGTCGCGTAATGGACATCAAGCTAGCCGGTCATCTGGAAAAGGTTTTTGACTTCGCTGTCGAAAACAACAAAGCCGACACGTTTACTTTGCAAGTCCCGACAATCCGCGCGCTTATGCAAGTCTCGGCTATCGCGTGCGCGATGTCAGACCCTAGCGCAGACTGCGGGGACTGCGGACCATGCCGCGCGCTTGCGGCGCTCGACGTTGCACTACAGAGCGAAATACGGAGGTACATTTCATGAACGGACAAGTTACCGCGAGCCCGCTTGGTTGCATGGGCTGCGCAATTTCGGTGCTCGGCGTCATCGTGCTCGCGTTTATCCTGACGCACATTACCCCGATTTGGGCGGCGCTGTCGCGGCTCGTGGGAGCATGAAGCCGCGCAACTTTCCGGCGCGCAAGCTCGCGCGCAAGCTGCGGCTTGTCGATGGCCCTACGGATGACGATATTCGCGCGTTACTGACGGCTGCGCGAGCCGTTCGCACGAAGATCGTTCGCAAGGCTCGCAAGTCATGAGCGGATCGACCGCAAAGCAAGCTCGGCGCGAGCGGAATCGCGTGCCGCTATCAAGCAAGCACGCTTACGAAGCGACCGGGCATGAAATCAAGCACGACGGCGATTGGATCAAGGCACGCAAAGCCGAATATCGCGCGCTCGGCAAGTCGGCTGACGGACGGCGTAGGCTTTCGCGTTTGGCGAGCGTTCGTCGCACGCGTAGCACGCTGTCGCAGCCCGTTACTGTCAGTCAGCAACTACGGGGAGAATGACATGCTTGCAGAGGCACACGAGATTTTCAACGCTGCCATCGACTTTACCATTGCAGACAAAGAGTTTTGCGATGCTGACGATGCGATGACCGGCACGTTTCACCGGCAAGGCAATAGTGAGATGTGGGCTCGATACGAAGCCGCACAAGACAAGCTCAATGCGGCAAGACGTAAGCTCATGGAGCTTTGCAGCACACGGATCAAGTCATACGACCCGCGATGATACTGCGCAGACATGTGCACATCACGGGCGGCATTGAGGATGACAGCGAGCCGTTACGACATCACATGATGCGCTCACATGACGGCGACCACTATGAGCGCAACGCTGGCACACATAGGCTCGATCATGCATATGATCGGTTTGCATGGTGGGGCTTGAGCAACACACTCAACGGCACCGAGGACGAGCCCGCACTAGACTAGCGTGCGTGCGGTGTGGGCTAGGTGTAGCGGCGCTCGACAGCGCGGCTCGTGCTCTTGCACGGGCAGTCATTGCAGCCGACACATGGGTCAACGCGTGGCGCTTCCTTGCTCGTGCGCTCGACGCTGCGCGGCGTGCCCTTATGTGTGGATTCTACAGCGCGCCCGCGGCGCAGACGCGAGCGGCGCTCGACGGGGTGATTATTCATGCACTCAACGTAGCAGATATGCACCCAGCTACGCCGTCACATCGTTACGAAGTCGTCAAAAGTCTAGCGGCAAATAGCGGCAGCGGACCACCGTACCCTCATTGAAATCAATGCGGAAATGCCCATTTTGGCCCTATTTTGTGACGTTTTGATCTCAGACGGGTGACGGTTAGCGTTACAAATGTGACGCACTTTCGGGGCACATCATGCACGTTATTGCATACTTAGTGCATGGCCGGTCGCCCGCGTAATCTCGCCGATGACAGCGCGCGAGCGCGTGCCGGTCGCTCGCTCGGCGACGCGGAGATGACCGCGACGGCGCTGACGTTTCCGCGACTTCCTAACCGCTGGCTGACCGAGACACGCGCAGCGTTTCGCGCGTATGAGCGCAGCGAGACAGCGAAAGCGTTGCGCGCCGAGGACGTGCCCGCTGTCATGCGTCTGTTTGAGTACCTTGACGCGCTGACGAAGCGGTGGGAGCTTATGCAACGGCGCGCGGATGACGCGTTTAGTAACGGCACGGCGGCGACGCTTGACGAGCGCGAAGCAATCGCAGTCATCCGGCAGCTTGAGGGCATGGTAATCACGCTCGCTGCGGCGCTCGGCGTCGGTCCGCGCGCCCGTCAATCGCTCGGCATCAAGACAGAGCATCGGCCGGGCTCCCGGCTCGACGCGTTCCGTGCGAGCGGCGAGTAAATGCGCACGCACGAGATCAATCTTGAGGCACCGAAGGGCTCGCAAATCCTCATACTGTCAACGGAAATGCGACTGACTGCGCAGCAAGCCGAGACCTTGCAAGAGCGCGGCGAAGTCATCCGCGAGCGCATCAAGCACGCGACCGAGACTAACGACTGGCCCGTCATGATCGTTGTGGACAGCGCAATCGACGTGCGATGGGTCGAAAACCCGGAGCGCTACCCCGATGTCACGCTCCCGTGAGCCCTACCCCGCGACAGAATCGCCCGTTACGGACCCCGTGTGGCTCGCAGCATGGGCGAAATGCGTTGCAGGGCAACGGTTTTTGCCCCGTATGCTGCGGCGCTTGCGGCGTCACTTCGCGAAGCCGAGATCATTGTGACTGAGGACTGGCGCTTTGCGGGCATCGTGACGCTCGATAACGGGCACAAAATCCCGTTACGGCTGCCATGCGTGCCCCGCGCGCCCCGTTATGAATGCAGCGGATGCGGTCGCGAAGTGACTGCGGACCACGAAGTACACGAGCCCGGCATCTATCCGGTGCGCTGCAATAGCTGCGGCAAGGTTACGCGCGCCGTCGTGCTCGCGCGTTTCCTGACGGCGCTGTCATGAGCGACGCGACCGAGTGCCCGCAATGTGAGGGTCGCGGGTATGAGTTGATGCTACGCGGCGACGGCTTGGTTTACAAAGTCATGTGCGTCGTGTGCAGCGGTACGCGTAAACGGCCCGTTGAGCGCTCTGTAGCGGTCGCGCGACGCGCTGCGAGGGCTCGGAATGTCCAGCGCAAGTAAGCAAACGGCGCGTTTATACGCGGCTGCGCCGGTCGATTTCGCGACAGACGGGCACCGCGTCATCCGGTTCATTGAAGCCTTTTGCCGTAACGTAAACGGACCGTTCGCGGGGCAGCTTATTCGGCTGCGGCCGTGGCAAAAAGAGTTGATCCTAGAGCTATTCCGGCTCGACGCGACCGGCCGTCGCGTGTACCGGCGCGGCTTGTGGGGGCTTGCGCGTAAGAATGGCAAGACCATGCTCGGCGCATGTCTCGCGTTGTACGCGTTACTAGCTGACGGCGAGACCGGCGCGGAAGTCTATAGCGTCGCGGGTGACCGCGATCAAGCACGCATCTGTTTCGATACCGCGATGCGCATGGTGCGGCTTGAGCCCGAGTTGTCAGCCGTGTGCGTTATCCGCGACGCTCAAGCGACCATACTGCACCCCGCTTCCGGCTCAGTTTACAAAGCATTGAGCGCGGATTACGCGACAGCCGAGGGCTATAACCCATCGTTTGTCGTGTTCGATGAAGTGCATGTGCAGAAAAACAGCAAGCTATGGGCGGTTATGACAAACGGTAGCGCGACACGCGAGCGCGCATGTGTGCTCGGCATCACGACTGCCGGTTACGACATGGATAGTTTGTGCGGGCGACTGTACGAAATGGGGCTCAAGGGTCTCGTCAAGGGCTTTATGTTCCGCTGGTTTGAGCCCGCTGACCGTAACTGCGACTGGAAAGACGAGCGCGCATGGCACGAAGCGAACCCCGGACTAGGTGACTTCCAAAACATCGAGGACTTTCGTGCAGCGTGCGCGGAAGCGGAAGCGCGCGGCGGCGAGAATGAGTTTCGACGTTACCGGCTCAATCAATGGACGGGCAGCGTTGAAGCATGGTTGCCTTACGGCTCGTGGGACCGGCTTGCTAACGCGGAGCACGCGCTTACTGACACCGAAGCCGTTGTGCTCGCGTTCGATGGTTCGTTTTCGGGCGACAGCACGGCGATAGTAGCGTGCACGACGGACCGCGAAGTACCGTTTTTGACAAAGTTGGCATTATGGGAGCGCCCAAAAGGGGAGCAAGGGGATGGCTGGCGCGTCGATATTGCCGAAGTGGAGCGCACAATCGTTGAGCTTTGCAAGCAATACGCGGTGCGCGAAGTCGCTTGCGACCCGTACCGCTGGCAGCGGAGCATGCAAGTGCTCGCCGATTTGGGCATACCGATAGTCGAATACCTCACCACGAGCCCCGCGCGAATGGTTCGCTCGTGCACGATCTTCTCCGACTATGTGCGCGACGGCATGCTTGAGCACGACGGCGACCCGGACCTTGCTAAGCACATCGCAAACGCTAAGCTCAAGACCGATTACAAAGGTCCGCGCATCGTCAAGGAAACGTCAAGCTCAACGAAGCATATCGACCTTGCGATTGCCGCCGTGGTCGCGCTCGACCGTGCGCTTGAGCCCGTCGAGAGTGACATGTTTACTGGCGACATCTACTAACGTGAGACACTAAGCGTATGGCTTTCCTTGGCATGGGTCGAACGATGGAGCGGCGCGATTCGCTTGAAAACCCGGCGATCCCGTTAGCCTCACCGCAAGCATGGGCGTTGATTGCCGGGCAAGTCAGTACCGACAGCGGCGTCAACATCTCCGAGTTTACGGCGATGCGTGCGGCTGCCGTGTGGCGGTGCATCTCGCTTATCGCTGGCAGCATCGCGGAGTGCCCGCTCAACGTGTGGGAGGGCAAGCGCGGCGACAAGATCGACCGCAAGGCCATTGATACGCCGTGGATTACGGACCCGAACCCCGAAGTGACATGGTATGAGTTTTTGGAAACGTCGATTGTCCATGATCTCTTGTGGGGCAACGCGTATTGGCTGCCCGTGCTTACGAACGGCGGCGACCGCATCTCGCAAGTCTGGACGCTCCCGCCGTGGCAAACATGGGTGAGCCGTTCGCAGTCCGCGAGCAAGGGTATCCCCGGCGCTAAGACGTATCACGTTGCCATCAACGAAGGGCTGACGCTTACTGACGCGCAAGTCGTGCACTTCCCCGGCATCGGTTACGATGGCATCCGAGGGCTGAGCCCGATTGCGCATGCGCGTCAAACTATCGGGCTCGGCGTCGCTGCAGAGCAGTACGGCGCGCGTCTGTTCGGCAGCGGTTCGCTCATGTCGGGCATCGTAAGCACGGATCAAAAGATGACCCCGGAGCAAGCCGAGACCATGAAAGCGCGCTGGCGCGACAAGGTTGCCGGGCTGCAAAAGTCACACGAAGTTATCGTAATGGACGCGGGCTTGAAGTGGACACCGATTGGCATACCACCGAACGAAGCGCAGTTTTTGGAAACGCGGCAGTTTGCGATTGAGGAAGTGTGCCGACTGTACGGCGTGCCGCCACATCTCGCGATGCAAATTGACAAGACAAGCTCGTGGGGCAAGGGCATTGCGGAGCAATCGCTTTCGTTCGTGCGTTACACGCTGTCGGGATGGATGGAGCGTTACGCGCAGCGCATTACGAAGCGCTTGCTTTTGCCCGGACAGTACGCGGAGTTTGACATCACCCCGCTTATTCAGGGCGATCAAGTCGCGCGTTACTCGTCTTACAGTCAGGCAATCGGTGCGCATTGGCTCAATCCGAACGAAGTGCGCGGCATGGAGGGACGGCCGCGCGTCGAGCCCGCAGACTTCCCCGGCTCGGACGGATACGGCTTGGATTCATACAACTTCGTGGTCGCACCGCTGCCGACTGCTAAGCCAAACGGACCGCAGGAAAACTAAGCGTTACGATATGAGCATGGATGATGCGCGTGTCGCGCGGGCTGAGGCTGGTAACGGCAACATCGAGACCCGCACACTAGTAAGCGGCGTGACGTTGCGCGCAAAGAGCGGCGACGCACCATCGACGTTTGAGGGCTACGCGGCGATGTACGGCTCGCGTACATGGATCGGCGCGGGCAACGGCCCGGATGATGACCCGTGGGGCTTCTATGAGGAAGTCATGCAAGGGGCGTTTGACAATGCGCTGCGCTCCGATAACCTTGACTGCGTGTGCCTTTACAACCACGATATAAGCCTCATGCTCGGCCGCACGAAGTCGGGCACGCTGACGCTTACTAGCGACAAGTCGGGGCTGCGCGCTGTCAACGACCTTCCCGCAACGACAGTCGGCCGTGACCTTGCAATCCTTGTCGAGCGCGGCGACGTGACCGGCATGAGCTTTTCGTTTATGGTCAATCCGGGCGGCGAGCGGTGGAGCGTGCTGCCGGATGGTGGCGAGCTTCGGCAGCTTTTCGACTTGGGGCTTTACGATGTCAGCCCGTGTGTCATGCCCGCTTACGGCGACACGACGGCGAGTGTGCGCAGCGACGCGATCAAGGTTGCTCGGCGTAACGCACCGAAGCGCGCGGCGCAAAAGACCGAAGCGCAGAGCGATAACAACGACAACGGCGCAGAGGATGACGGCGGTAAGCCGGTCAAAAAGCGCAGCGACGAAATCAGCGGCGATGACGGTACGCTCGACGCGCCCGAGGACATCGCAACGCGCGACGAAATGCGCGAGCTTTGGGATCGTTACGACGGTTACAGCCGCAGCATCGCGGGCGACTTCCGACTGTAATAACCCGTTGCGCTGCAACGGTATTCGATCTCAGGGCTACTAACGGTTTGTGCTAGCGTTAGCAACATGACTGATACTGCCGTCATCGAGCGGCTCAAGGACAAGCGCCTACGGGCGTGGAACGATATGCGCGGACTTCTGGAAGTCGCTCGCGCAGAGGACCGCGCACTTAGCGCGGAGGAAACACAGCGTTTTGCCGCGCTGGAAGGTGAGATGAAGTCCGCAGGGGACACTATGGACGTTGAGCTTCGCGCTGCGGCGTTCGCTCGTGTCATGGACGCTCCCGCGCCGACGCTCGGCGTGCCGACCGGCGAGCCCATCACGGAGCGCGACCGCGCGACGGATGACGGCTATGAGGACGTTTTCAAGCGCTACCTTCGGCGCGGATTCGCAGGGCTGCGCGGCGACAATCTCGACATGCTTGAGCGGCGCAACATCGCGAACAGCAAGGAATACCGAGACATGGGCGAAGCGTCCAACTCGGCGGGCGGGTACTTGGTGCCGCCCGGCTTCCTGAGCAAGATCACCGAAGTCCTCAAGTTTTACGGCGGCGTGCGTCTTGTGGCGAACGCAATCGAGACCACTTCGGGACAGTCTCTTGTGTGGCCCGTCAACGATGACACCGCGAACGCGGCGACCATCATCGGCGAAAACACACAAGTCGGCGAGAGCGATCTTTCGTTCACTCAGCGCACTTTGTCGGCGTTCATGTGGACGACTGGCGCGGTGCGCATCGGTCGCGCTCTGTTGCAGGACAGCGCGTTTGACCTTGAGACCGTCGTGGGCGACCGCTTCGCAAAGCGTATCGGCCGTGGGCAGAACACCGCGTTTACGCTCGGCACCGGCATCACGGGCGGGCTCAACGGCGTTACCGTTGGGATTCAGAACGCTGCGGCTGCGGACCCGCTGTCCGCTGGCGGCGCGTCGATGACCACCGTGGGCACGCTGCTTACGCTCATTCACTCGGTTGACGCGGCGTACCGTCAGTCCGGGCGTTGCGTGTTCATGATGAACGACAAGAGCGTGGGCAAGGTTCAGGGCTTGCTTGACGCTAACGGCCGTCCGGTTTTCGTTCCGGCTGGCACGTTCGGCAGCATCGCGACCGGCGCGGTCACGAAAAACCTTGACCTTGGCGGCGGCGTTGATACGCTGCTCGGCTACCCCATCGTTGTCAACAATGACCTTCCCGATTCGGCGTCGAGCGGCGCGGCTGCTCCCGTTATCTTCGGGGACTTCAAGTCCGGGTACATCGTGCGCGATGTCACCGCTTCGATGGCCGTGCTGCGGCTTGAGGAACGGTACGCGGACTACGGACAGACGGGTTTCATCGGCTACGTTCGTGGCGACGGAAACACAGACGACGCGGCTGCACTTCGCAGCTTGCAGAACCACGCGTAACCGCGCGTAGTAACGGAAAAAGGTAGAGTAAAGACATGGCACGCACCCCATCTCATAGCGACAAAGGACCGGCAAACTTCGGGATTCAGGTTACCGCTGCGGCGGGAGCTACCCCGGCCGCGCCGAACCCTTCGCTCGGTCACGTCATCGACTACACGCTGACGGTCAACGCGACCATCGCAAAGCCCGTTTACGACAGCGTTGACGCTGGACCGTTCGCGGGCGAGGAATTGACGTTCATCCTTCGGCAGTCGGGCGCTGGTTCGTTCACCGTGACATGGGCGACCGGATATAAGGCTGTCGGCTTCGCAGCGACATCGGGCTCCGCGACAGCGGTTGACGTTGTGACCTTCGTT